AGGGACCATTGACACAAAGAGTCTGTGGAGTGACACATAGAAGTCACCGTTAATGGACTCTAGGTCATCTTCCTTAAGTGTAAATACAGCATGTGTAGGATCATTGTAGGATAACTCATAGAACAAAGACTTAGTTCTGATCTTATTCGTCACACCCTTAAAGGTTCCTTCGGGAAACATCATGGTTTATGTCCTGTAATTACTCTTAATAGCCAGTATAGCACCCCTTACCTAACGGTGTCAACACCAAAGATTATACGAATGTTACATTTTATTATTGACAGAAGTGTACAACGTGTGTAAAATTAACCTAAGCATTGCGGTTGGTATATATAGCTATAGTATACTTAAGGATTATCCTAAGTATCATCACCATCAGTAATAATAATAGTAGTAAGGTCCTTAGGCTTAGTCCCCTAGGGGCCTTTTGTTTTGCCTTGGTAGTGCATAGGCTTTGCATTGCTGTAAAAACTATGAGAAAATCTTTAGGTGCAATGTACATACTGCAGGTAGCCCCCTAGCCCCCCTTGCGGCCCCCTAGCGCTAGGCGCAAATTGCACACCCCCTGCAATGATTTGCCTTGGTAGTGCCTTGGTAGTGCCTTGGTAGTGCCTTGGTAGTGCCTTGGTAGTGCCTTGGTAGTGCCTTGGTAGTGCCTTTGTGATCACATATGTCTGCTAGGCAAAACCCCATAGCCTAGTCGATCAATGCTATGCCTTTGTTATCCTTTGCATCCCTTGGCCTAATGCCTTGGGATTTTTCTTTGTATTATATAGTGCACATATGGTGACGCAAATAATTCTGCAAATAATGTGAAAATACTTGTTGACATACTTTGATTGGTATGCCAGTTATTGTTCATCGAAATCGGCGGTAGCTCTGGTTGCACCGCACACACAAAGGATAGCAAGATGGATAACTTCGTAAACACACACAACTTGAATACTGGTGATGTGGTAAAATACTACGGTTGTAAGTTTAAGCTTACCGAGAAATTCAACCGCAAGCATAAGGGTGATCTTGTCTATGACGAACAAGGGGTTACTTGGTTCCACACGGAATGTTTAGAATATGTAGAAGGTTCCATGCCTAGACATTGGGCAGATACTTGGACTATCCAAGGAAACAAAAACGCAACTTGGAAAGTCGTTTGATTTATCGGTGGCATCTGCAAGGGTGTCACTAGATAAACCAAACCAAACCTAGAAAGGGTACTACTATGGAACGTCACACTGCATGAAATATGCGCTCTATCTGGACGCACTAAGGCAGACGTGAAACATGTATTAATGAAAGGATAAGACAATGACAATTACAACTGACTATGATCTAGACCAAGCTGTCACAGGTAGTGCAAAGCGCATTGTCTCTGATGCAGACAACTATGACCAAGCCCTTGAATGGGCAAGTGAGGCAGCGGGCAGATACAGGGAGGTCATGCACTATAGCAAGGCCCACGCCTTGATTGCGGGCTGTAACACCGAAGCAGGTAGATTGTTTGCAGAAGACATCTACGGAAAGAACCACGGCGTGGGTCATGATGACTTGGCACGTGCTATTGTATTTGGTGAAATTCAATCACGACTTTGGTTAGAAATCCATAACCTATTCACGAAACACAAATTGAAGGAGAGGCTGCGGCGTTACGGTGTCACTGGATAAACCAAACCTTGGAAAGGATATCAAAGGATGTAGCATGATCCGCAAACTAACTATCACATTTTATGTTTTTTGGGCTTTTTGGTTTTTTGGCGATGCCTGCTTTGGGCACGTACTTGGTGAGGCTCTTTCGTAAAACACAAACAAGGATAAGACAATGGAAACTAAAGAACAGATACAAGAACGTATCGAAGGACTATTGGCTGACAACGACAAGCTCGAAGCTAAATACGGAACAGGTGTCAGACCGTCGTGGGTTTCAGCAGAAGTAGGAATGAATTGCCTTTGGATCAGGGAGGCTAGGAAGGAATTAGAAATGTTATGTTCTGAAAGTCCTTGTGACGATTGGTCAGGCGGTATCGGGAAGGGGCAGATATGATGTGGATGGTAAATTTATACGACAAGACAGGTTTCCTGTTCGCCTATAAATCCTTCACAAAGCAAGAGGATGCAGAAAAGTATTCCCTAAATCTTGGCAAAGGGAGAGCAAGAATACAGAGGTTAGAAACATGATGGCTTATCTGTTTAGAGTGGGCATAGCCCTGTCGATCCTGATCAACGTGATCCTAGGGGGCAGGAGTAACCAGACCTTTAGCGCTAGGAATTACCAGAGACAACGGGACGGCAAAGCTAACTGTGTCAAGGCTATTGACAGAGTGCTAGGAAAGGATCACTGTTTGTTTTGTTGGACTAACTGGAAGGTAAGAAAATGACAGATGAAATGAGGAAGCACCTAGCAGATATGGGTGTCATTGATAAGAGGGTAACACATACGTTACCAATCAAGAAAGTAGTAAATGTTTACAATGATCCACGTGATCCAATTACAGGGGAGGTCCCTTTCTAATGATTAAAGCAACATACAAAGACCACATGGGCAGCGACCTGTCAGTAGTCGACGCCGCACGGGTGTCGTTTGGTAAGAAATCCCATTGGAAGTTTGAGGCACTGCAATTGCAGCTGCTTGAGAAGGACGCCAATCTGATCAACTACCTAGCAAAGCACAAGCACACGTCACCCTTCGGCCATGCCTTCGCATCCTTCCACGTCAAGGCCCCGATCTTTGTGGCACGACAGCTAGTGAAACATAAGTTCCTGCGGTGGAATGAGATCAGCCGTAGGTATGTAGATGATGAGCCTGAGTTCTATGCGCCTGACGTATGGCGTGGACGTAGTGCTGACAAAAAGCAGGGCAGTGAAGGTGATGTTACGTTAGGTACACTAGACGATTCGATTGTATCGGACAGCCCCTACGAAGCCCTTTGCGCATACAAAGCCCTACTGAAAGCAGGGGTAGCCCCTGAGCAAGCCCGTATGGTCCTCCCTCAGTCTACTATGACGGAGTGGTACTGGTCAGGTTCTTTGGATGCCTTCGCAGCCATGTGTCAGCTACGATGTGCCTCAGATACACAGTATGAAACCCGTGTTGTAGCAAATCAGATCAGTGAGAAGATGTCAAAGTTGTTCCCTGTATCTTGGGAGGCTTTGACAGATGAGTGACTACACAAAAACACTTACTGCTAAACAGCTAATTCACATGATAGCCTGTGATCAACCTGAGCTTTCTCACGATAAAGTTCTGTCTCAGCGGAATGAGTACATCAAGGTATGTCGGGAATGGCTAGACACTAACTGTGAGACAGTAGAGGAGGATGACCCGTTGAAGTACCTCACGTTAGACACTGACAAGTTTGGTATCTGGCTAATAGATGACCTGCCAGAGGGACCACAACAACTAGGGTGTATCCCTTGGAAGACTATTGCACAGGGTGTTCAGAATGCCTAAGATGTATGAACTAGATTAGGGAGCAACGTAATGTTTACAGTAGAACTCGACACAGACGAAGGGGAGAGTGTTACTGTCACCACCCTTGATGGACTAGGTAAGTACAGGGTACACGGCACAGTGATCACTACAGGGGACGATGTCAGGCTAGTGATGTTTGATGATGTAGTGTACCTAACACAGTATGATGATCACGAAAACATGCACAGTCTGATCCTATCTCCGCAACAGTGGTATGATCTTGTAGCATCTATGCAGACAACAGAGGGTGCTTACATCCTTCAACATGAAGAAAGAAAAACGTAATGTTTACAATTGAGATGGATACAGACAACGGGGAGAGTTGCACTATCGTCAGCCTTGACCAAGGAGGTGTTCACGATGATGTTGAGGTACTACTATTTGAGGACGTAGTCTATCTTAGGCAGGCAGACAAAGACGGGGAGTACTGTAGCGTAATCGCCATATCACCCCAACAAATGTTTGATATCAAGACCGCACTGGACTTACCTAGTGGAACTTACATTACTAAAAGAAAATGGAGTAACAGATGTTAGATGAATATGTAGTAGAGGTTGGAGGCGTAGAGATTATCCTTACGCTTCTAAACAAGGGTGATCTAAAGAGTGGAACACAACCATTCTTTAAGGTTATCGCAGGTACTGACTGGGATGGAGATGAAGTAGTAATTCCTGAGGATGACCTAGAGATTGCTATAGACTATGTTAAGGATGTGTATAGTAGTGAGGTCTACGGTTAAGTCCTAAGGATATACTAATACCAATACCTATATGCACCCTTGGCGGGCACATCCGCAGGATACAAGTATTTCCACATCAGTCAAGAGGAAAGTTACAATGCAAGAAGAAAATATCGGATGGGTCTCACGTCAACCATGTCCAAATCAGGAATGTTTAAGTTCAGATGCCTTTAGCTACAACACCGTAAGCATGTCAGGCAAGTGTCACTCATGTGACCTTAAGTACCCAAGAGAGATGAAGGTGTTGACAGACTGGGCTGATGGTGAGTACCCTACAAAAGCAAACGAATGGAATGAAGGACCACACATGCAGTTAGTTCACAAGAATGAGGAGCCAGTAGTAAAGGAGTTGCTGACGCCTACCTATCGGTCAGTACGTAGTTTGTCAGAAGCCACCCTGCGCTTCTATAAGGCTCAGACCTACGTCAACCCTAGCAACAAGGTAGTCAAACAAGAGTACGTGTACCCATCAGGTGGTATTAAGACACGGTTCATGCCTAAGGACTTTCGTGCTAAGAACCTCAAGTCAGATGAATTGTTTGGCATGAACCTGTGGAATGCAGGGTCCTGTAAGACAGTGACTATCACAGAGGGTGAGTTAGACGCCATGTCTGCCTACCAGATGTGTAACAACGACAAGTACCCAGCTGCGTTTGTGTCACTCCCTTCGTCCACCCCTAGTCACAAGCTATGGGCTAACGTGGACAAGTGGCTCAAGAGTTTTGATAAGATCGTTCTGTCAATTGAGCATGACGACGCAGGTAACTCTATTGCCCAGCGCATCGCTAATCTGTACCCCAACAAGGTGTACCGTATGCAACACGACACCTACAAGGATGCCAATGAGTTCCTTGAGGCAGGTAAGAAGACTGAGTTCTTTCAGGCGTGGTTCCATGCTAAGAAGTACACACCTGAGAACATCTACAACAGCACTGATGACTTCATTAAGCTTTACGAGAACCATGAAGACCACATGTACATTGAGACTGGTATTCAGGACTTCGATGCACTGTGCCTAGGTCTGATGCAGGGACACTTCACAGTGTTCAAGGCACAGACAGGTATAGGTAAGACTGAGTTCATGCGCTACTTGGAATACAACATCTTGAAGAATTACCCTGACGTTCCCATCGCAGCATGGCACATGGAGGAAACAAAACTACGCACCCTGCTAGGCTTGGTGTCATACGAGATTGGCGACAACGTAACACGGCCTGACATCATCGAAGAGAATGGACTGGATAGTCTAGTACGTGAGGCTATTACTAAGCTGACAGGACGTGAGAAGTTCTACCAGTTCTTCCTTAATGATAACGATGACCCGATTGAAATCCTGTCGCACATCCGCTACCTGTCACAGGCGTGTGGTGTTAAGTACGTGTTCTTCGAACCAATCCAAGACATCGCAGCCAGCCTAGGTGCAGATGAAAGTAAGGAACAGTTCCTGTCTGACCTAGCGGTACGCTTGTCTAAGCTTGCAGCTGAGTTAGGTGTCGGTATCATTACCATTGGACATACCAACGATGATGGTGCTATCAAATACTGTCGCATGATCGAACAACGTGCATCAGTTGTCGTAGAACTACAACGTAATAAGATGGCTGAGGATGTGAATGAACGAAACACGACGAAGCTTCTGGTCACAAAGAACAGACCAGTAGGTCCAACAGGTTTTGCAGGTCAACTTAACTTTAACCCTGACACATTCATGTTGTCAGAATCATTTGGAGACATTTAATGAGCATCATGGCGTCGGTGGCAGCAGTACTCTACTTCTTAGGTATCCTAAATTACTACATGCTGACAAAAGGCCTACTCTACGTAACGGATACTGACCATAGTGATAATAAAGTTCTACTTCACTCTCTCGTATGGCCTTGGATGGCAGTGCTGCACGTATCCTATGTTTTATTCGGAGAAGATGACGATGAATAACTACTTGATACTTGACATTGAAACTGACGCCATCAATGCGACACGTATCTGGGTAGTGTGTTCTGAGGACTACAAGACGGGAGATAAGCAGCAGTTCCTTAACATCGACACCATCCCTGAGGAATGTGATCGTTTCCTTGACTACCTCAAGAGCTACAACAAGTTTGTTTTTCACAACGGGATTGGCTTCGATGTGCCAGTGATCAATAAGATACTAGGCTTAGAAGCTATCCGCCTCGACGATGTAGTTGACACTCTGATCCTGTCACGCCTGATCGACTTCGGTATTCAAGGGGGCCATAGCTTACGGGCATGGGGTCAACGACTAGGTGACTTTAAGCTAGACTTCAAAGGCTTTGAGGTACTGACACAGGAGATGGTTGACTACTGCCACCAAGACGTAACAGTTACCAAGAAGTTGTTCAGCAAGTTCATCAAGACCTATGAGGACCAAGCATGGCAGGACAGTATCAAGTGTGAACATGAGATACAGATGCTGTGTGAGGACATGACCAACAACGGTTTCTACTTCGATGAAGCCTCAGCTAACCAGATGCTAGACGAGATTGAACTTAGGTTGCACGAGCTAGAGGATGGCTTCCAGAAAGACTTCCCGCCCACTATGGAGGAAGTAAACAGGATACAGTTTAGGGTTAAGGCCGATGGCAGTGTATACACAAATGTATCTAAGGCCCGTGAGAAGTACCCTATGACTAAGCTCGATAGTTCTGTCACCCCTAACCAACTGGTTTGCTACGATCTAGTACCCTTCAAACCTAGTTCGCCTAAGCAACGTATTGACAGGCTATGGGAAGCAGGCTGGACACCATATGAAAAGACGAAAGGACACATCGACCATGACAGAGAAGTCAAGCAAGCCAAGAGACCTAGAGGTGCGTGGCGCTAAGTTCGCCAAGTATGGTTGGACCCTATCTGAGGCTAACCTTAACACACTACCTGACCACGCCCCAGTAGGTGCTAAGAACCTTGCTGAGTGGCTGACCTTGGCTAGTCGTGCATCATCCCTAGTCGAATGGCTGGGTCACTACAACGAGGACGACCACCGCATCCACGGTAGGTTCACACACATCGGAGCATGGACAGGACGTATGGCACACTCCGCACCTAACCAAGCTAACGTACCATCAGCCTTCCACGGTGTAGCTAAGACACCAGTAGAGGCGGTGAAGGTCGCCTACGATGGTGCGTTCCGTAAGCTCTGGTGTGTGCCTGCGGGTAGCTATTTGGTAGGCACAGATGCTGAGGGCATCCAGCTTCGCATCCTAGCTGACCTGATGAAGTCCGAAGAGTACGTACACGCTATCATTAGCGGCAAGAAAGAGGACGAAACCGACATCCACAACCTGAACCGCAAGGCTCTAGGTATCTCACATGTCACCAGAGACATGGCTAAGACATTCATCTACGCCTTCCTGCTGGGCGCAGGTAACGCAAAGGTTGCACAAATCCTAGGTGTCAACTCCAAGGAAGCAGCACAGGCAGTAGAAAACTTTACCAACTCTATTGAAGGGTTGGCTAAACTTAAGAACGAGATGGTCCCCTACATCGCAAGACGTGGGTGGTTCAAAGGGTACGATGGGCGTAGGGTAGTAGTCCCTTCCCAACACAAGACACTGGCAGGTATGTTGCAGAATGGTGAGTCAACCATCATGAAACACGCAGCACTGCAATGGGTCAAGCAAGCTAAGGCACAAGGCTT